GGGAATGGCGTTACATTATTTGTATAAGTACCATCAGTTGATCTAACAGTTGTTGCCGGCATAACCTTAGTTAAATAATCTTTAGGATTAACTACTAGAATTACATTTTGAATAACTCTTGCATGTCCATTTTCTGTTTCGGCCAAGTTTACTAAAACATTTCCGTAAGAAATTGGATCTAAAGAGTTTAAAACAATTTTTGATTTATCTGCATATCCATTTGCAGGATCTACAGCAGCACTCATGTCTTTTCTCATTCCAATAGGTTCATGCAAGTTAGCTGTTTGTCCTTTTCCGTTTAAAATTCCATCTTCTAATCCAAGATATAAAGCTTCAGACAAAATAGCTCTAACATGTCTATCAAGCCAAACAGGGCCAAGTTCTAACATTGCTTTACACACCGGGATAAATGCAGACAACTTATTCTGTTGTAAGTCAATCTTTTTAAATCCGGATGTCAATTCTTTTACTATTTCAGCACATAAAGGAGACCATGTCGCAAGTTGTTCTGTATTAGCATTCAATAACCATTCTGTAACTGCACCAGCATTTTGAAAATCTATTGCATCTAATAGTGGATGCTCCGTAGTTAGATCATTGAATACATCATCAATTATTGTTCTAGGCATAACTACATCCAACTCAGTTAATGCTTGTTTTGGATTTTGCTGCTTCATAGCATTTATTAATGACTGATAGTACTTATTTTCCTCAGATGTTAATTGTCTTAATCCCCTTTGTGCCAACACGCTTGAATCATTTGATTGTACTGCTTGCTCATATTCACCTAATACTACTTGCTGAATAGAATTTGCTAAATCATTAAATGCCTGTTGGTATGCTTCAGCGTCATTGTTAGTAATTGCCTGGTTCATTCTTTGTAGAATTTCATTTCGTTCTTGTTGCACTAAATCTTTATTTTTCATATTTTCATCCTTTCATAAATGAATTTATATTATTTTAAATCCTGATAAAAAATTCCTTAAATTGTTCTTCTCTGGTTCTTCTGGTATTTCAGGTTCCTTTTTAATTACTTGCTCAACTTCTTTTGCTAATGACACAAGGGCTTTGTTATAATTGATAGTCTGTTCAATAGACTTATTTACTTGTTGCAGCATTTGCCTTGCTTCTGCCATATCTTTTTCTTCCGCTATTATTTCATCACATAACCCATACTCTAAACAATCACTTGCTGTCAACCATGACTCCGCTTCAAGCAATTCAATCAATTTATCTTCAGTCAATTTTCCATTTGATTTTTCAAGATACGCTTGTCTATTACCCTCCATTATCTTATCTAAATCATCAGCTACCTTTCTTAACCAAGTTGAATTACCATAAGCCCCATTAACGGCATTATGTATCATTTGCATTGTATTAGAATACATCTTAACTTCATCACAAGCGGTCAATACAAAAGATGCTGCGGAAGCTGCAAATCCATCCACAAACCCTATAACTTTTGCCGGATGTCGTTTTAATTGATTTCTTATTGACATTGCTTCATAAACATATCCTCCATATGAATTTACAAATAAATTGATTTGAGTTACATCTGGATATTTAGCAAGTTCATTCCTAAAATGATTAGCTGATGTTTCACTTTCAATCACTTCATCATTCCACCAATCGTATGAATCAGCTTGTATATAACCATAAATGTACATTTCGAGGATACTCGAATTGTCAGCTTGTTGCTTTATTTCCCACATTTTTTTACTTTCTTTTGCCATCTACTCACCTCCTTCTTTATAGATTTGGATCACCTTCTAGAGAATTTAATAAGTCCTCTACACTTGAATAATTTTTGGTAATCCAATGTTGCCATGCCCACGGCTCGTCTATTACAGGCTCACCTACAAGTTTTCTTATATCATTAATGCAGAATGCTCCGCTTGCTATAAGCTTATCTATTGCTGTTGATACATTTAATAAATCAATGTGCTTAATAGACTTGGTATCAATTTCTAAATATGTTCCCTGACTAAATCCTGAATACCCTGAGCGCTTACGGTTAATTTCTTCCTGCAGCATATCAGTCAAAGGATCCACAGCAAACATCAGTAATGTATTAATCACACTTTCACCTATATTAGCTAAATCCCCTTTAAGTAACACTGGTGGAATACCAACCCCTCTTGCTGTAAAATCATAAATGTCATCAATCAAAGCTTTAATATCTCTCGTACTCTCAGGTGCATAAGTTTTTTTATCGTTCTCTTCCCACACTTGACCTTTGCCAAGCGGCAGTGCTGCATTATCACTATTAAGCCATTTACTAATTTTCTCATTAATTAGTTTATCAAAAGCTTCTCTTTCTGATGTTCCAGCGACTGGCAGGGTATCATATTTGAAAATTCCTTTTGTTCCTCTAGACTTTTGATATGCTTTCATGCTGTACGTTATCAATTTTGCATAACTATCATATAAACCGTTAACAACTTTTCGCATATTAACTTCTGATAGCTGAAAATAAAGCACTTCTGATTGTTTGAAACTCTTATTATATGTAAAATCTTTAACTGTCACCTGAGTAAATACATCATCATATAGTGCATATTCTTTTTTTTGAAAATCATCTGCTACAAGCAGCTGCCCGTTTTGTTCTATAACAAGACATTCATTGTGCCGGTAGAGTTGCGCAATTAGCTTATGCAAAAATGCACTTGAGTTTTGATTCTTATTTGGCTCTACATTCCAAAGGTAGTACTCCTGTTTTTTTACATCTTGACCTTTAAAATACGTCTTAAACTCACATTTACTTATAGCATTTGCCATTAAATTTGTAGCAGACCAAAACGCCATTTCTCTTATATAGATATCTCCTACAAGGGAAGCATACTCGGTTGCGTATTCTCCAATACCGTTTATTGGTACTGGTTCCCCGCCTAACTTCTCTTTCAACCAACTTATAAAACTCAATCCTTATCACCTCCCTCTACGTTATTACAGGCAAATCTTCAAATGTACTACTACCTGTGTCAAGCCAATCCTCTATAATAGTGGAGTGCACACCTGCCATAAATGGATCCGTCTTTCTACTTTTGCCTTCAATCTTTGCATAATAATAGTTACCTGTATCGGTTTCTTCTTCTGTCCTTTTAATTTTTTTCCCACTTAAAACTTTTTTTGTATTATTTACAGCCCATCTATAAAGCGGATTGTCTCCACAAATTAAATAGTGATTAACAAATATACTGTCAATCACCGGTACTATTTTCACTATGTCAGATGGCCTTACCAAATATAGATTTTTATAATCCTTGCCACAGCCTATATCTTTTAACGCTTTACTTAATAACGCATATCTATAGCTGTCAACGGCTACTCCTACAATATCGTAGTATTGCATTTGTTCTGATATATAATCCGTTATCAATGTTGAACTTATTTCAACATCTTCAACCAATGTTAACAAGCCATCTTCAGACCATTGTTTCCACGGAATTTTTAGCCTTTTTAAATCGGCAGATTGCAAACATAGCCACGAGTGTGAAATTTTATATCTTATATCGCCTTCTCTAAAATGCAAATCAACACTAGCCAAGTCATTAATCTTTGTGTAGTCAATACCTACTACAGCTTGTCTGCCTACTAAATCCGGAACTGGCTTGTTTGTAGCCTCAATGTTTTTCCATTCTGTAACCTGAAGTTCTCTATTACCTTTAGGAAAACTCATG